ATGCACTAACTAGAAATTCAAGTTCATATTTTCATAGAGCAATAAGAAAATATGGAAAAGAAAATTTTGTTATTGAAGAAGTTGAAATATGCGAAGAAAATTTGACTGATAGAGAAGTATTTTGGATTTCTGAATTAAAACCAAAATATAATCAAACTATTGGTGGAGATAATGGAATTCTTGGATACTCTCATACTGAAGAAACTAAAAAGATAATATCTCAAAAGAATACTGGAAAATTTGTAGGCAACAAAAATCCATTCTATAATCAAACACATACAGAGGAACAAAAGAAGAACTGGAGTAAAATGAGAAAAGGGCAACCATCTCCTTGTGGATTTGCTGGAAAATCACATAAAGAAGAAAGCAAAAGTAAAACATCTCAAACACTCAAAAATAATCCAAATGTGAAAAGAACCAAAGTATTTCAGTATGATATTGAAGGAAACTTTTTAAGAGAGTTTCAATCTATTAGTGATGCTTCTAAATTTGTAGGAACAACTCCTTCTAATATCAAATATACTTGCGAGGGAAAATTTAAGCACTGCAAAGGATACAAGTGGAGTTATAAAAAAAATGAACCAATATTAAAAGCACAAATAGTGTGATTTAATAGACAAAACCATAATCTTGAGGTATGATGAAAACCAAATATTTTTTAGAGGTAAATAGAATGTGTGAGTTAAGTTCAGTAGAGGAGGGCGAGTGTGAGTCTTGCGCAGTTTAAGGTCTCATCGGTGAATAATAATACGATGGCAAAGGTTGAAGGAATGACGGTTTTTAATACCGAAGTTCATGATGCCAAGAAACAACCAATGTTTTTTGGCAAACCACTTGGGGTTCAGAGATATGATTCTTATAAGTATCCTATCTTTGATAAACTTACAACTCAACAGTTGGGATATTTTTGGAGACCTGAAGAGGTATCTCTACAAAAAGATAGAGCAGACTATCATACATTGAGACCCGAACAGAAGCATATCTATACTTCCAATCTGAAGTATCAGATCATGTTGGATTCTATTCAGGGTCGTGGTCCCGGTATGGCATTCATTCCTTATTGTTCACTACCTGAACTAGAGGCATGTATGGAAGTGTGGGGATTCATGGAGATGATTCATAGTCGTTCTTACACATACATCATCAAGAACATCTATCCAGACCCTAGTGATATCTTTGATCACATCATTACAGATCCTAGAATTCTGGAGAGAGCAAAGAGTGTAACTGAATCTTATGATTCATTTATCAACAGTGCACAAGCATGGGGTAATGGTGAACTGTGGTCAAGTGACTTTAGAGATACCCATGTTTCTCAAGATAGTATCAAAGATGTAAAACGCAAACTCTATAGGGCAGTTGCGAATGTTAATATCCTTGAGGGTATTAGATTCTATGTCTCTTTTGCTTGTAGTTTTGCCTTTGGTGAACTCAAACTTATGGAAGGATCTGCAAAGATTATTTCATTGATTGCTAGAGATGAGAACCAACACCTTGCGATCACTCAGAACATTCTGAACAAGTGGGCTGCCGGTGATGATCCTGAAATGAAACAAATCATGAAGGAAGAGCAGGAGTGGTTGTATGCAATGTTTGATAAAGCCGTGAACGAAGAGAAGCGTTGGGCAGATCACTTGTTCAAAGATGGTAGTATGATTGGTCTTAATGATGCTCTACTCAAGAAGTATGTTGAGTGGGTTGCCAATCGTAGAATGAAGGCCATTGGTCTTAAACCTGTCTATGATGTTGCCGCCAAGAACAATCCTCTTCCTTGGACACAACATTGGATAAGCAGCAAAGGGTTGCAGGTAGCCCCACAAGAGACTGAGAACGAGAGTTATATCGTTGGAGGTATCAAACAAGATGTCAAAAAAGATACCTTCTCAGGATTCCAACTCTGATTTTATTCAAAAACTAATCAAATATTATAAGAAAATAAAAGCCAAAAAGTTAGACGACTATATATTTCAGGACTATGAAGAAAAGTGAGTGTGTGACTACGAGAACCCTTGGTTGTTTAAAGGTGAACCCTTTACCTCCAATCTTATTGGGGATAACTTTGGCTTTGTTTATCTCATTACCAACATTTCCTCCAACCGTAAATACCTCGGAAGGAAATACTTTTGGTCCTTTAGAACCCCTAAAGGAAAGAAGCGTAAGGTAAAACAAGAATCCGATTGGAAAAAATACTATGGTTCATGTCCTGAATTAAAAGAGGATGTGGACCTTTTTGGTAAGGATAAATTCTCTAGAGAGATACTTTCCTTACACGATACCAAGGGTCAAACTAACTTTGAGGAGACCCGTCAGTTGTTTCTGAACGAGGTTCTGTCTCAAAGGTTGACAGATGAGACACCCCTGTATTACAATTCAAACATCCTTGGGCGGTACTACCGAAAGGATTATTACAATAAATAAACTTTACTCGAATTTTAACAATTATTTCAATGACTAGAAAATTTCTTACTGCTATTGCTGTTTCGGCAACATTACTTGGTAGTGCATGTGTCGCTGCAAAAACACTTGACGATCACCTTGCAGAAGTCACTGGTGATGCAGTAGTAGTAGAAGAGGAAGTTGTGGTTCAGGAACCCATAGAAATTGTGGAGGTTGATAAGGAATGGACTTGTCCTACATGTACTCCCAATGAACAGTATGTTCTTGCAAAACTTCAGGAGTATACACCGATTGATGATCGTAATGCCCTTGCAACAATCATGGGTAATATCAAATCAGAATCTAACTTTCATTCAAACATTTGTGAAGGAGGTACTCGTGTTCCTTATGAACGATGTCATAGTGGAGGTTATGGTTTGATACAATGGACTTCTATTGGTCGTTATAGGGGACTTGGAAACTTTGCTAGTAAGTATGGTTGTAATCCAAGTGAATTGGATTGTCAGGTTCGTTGGATGATTAATGAACCACAATTCCAACAAGCACTTCCTAGTTTTGCTGGTGGTGGTCAAACCGTAAGTCAATATATGCGTCCTGCATATAGATGGTTGGGTTGGGGTATCAAAGGATATCGTCAACAGTATGCATATGATTACAGTAAGAGACTTGTACTTGGTTGATTTATGATTATTGATCCTTCTGAAATATTTGATAATAAAGTTTTTGTATTAAACAAAACTCCTATAATTGAAACAATTGATACTGGACCCGCCAAGGTGACAGTCATTGACAACTTCTATGAATATATTGATGGGGTTATTGCACAAATTCCTAAGATGCCAGTCAGTTTAGTTTGGGATCAGGAAGGTAATAACGAAACATTTTTTGATGGGAGAAAGGTGTATCGATCAAATATGGAAGGATCACTTATTCCATATGCATTTGATCATACTTTACCAAATTTGGTATCAAACATTATTGACTTTCCTGTAGATCGAATAAGATCTAGTAAAGAATTTATTGTTAATTGTTTTACATTTACTGATGAATTTGATTCGGTATTTGAAACTCATTGGTATGGACCTCATCGTGATAGACATGATTATGGTCCTACATCAACTGGTATGATTGCGATAGTAGTCTTCTTAAATGAACACTATGAAGAAGGTGAAGGAATGAATTTTTACGATGTACCCGATGACTTTGTTCTAACAATTCGTGAGAGAAAGGATAAAGTTAAACAGATATATACTGTACAGGGTAAAAAGAATCGTGCAGTTCTTTTTGACTCTCAGTTTCCTCACGGACAACACACCCCAACAAATCAGTTCAAGAACGAAATGAGATACACTCAGGTAATTTTCGTTCCATTGTACTAAGGCCCTTGACACCAGTCAGGGTTTACCCTATACTATAAAGGTGGTTGAGAGACCACTGCTGTGACCCCCTTGGTAGTTCAGGGTTAGAGGCGATAGGAACTACCACTTGTCTCAGTAGCTCAGTGGAATAGAGCATCGCTCTTCTAAAGCGTTGGTCGCTGGTTCGAATCCAGCCTGAGACGTATGCCTTTGTAGCTCAGTTGGATAGAGCAGCTGTTTTGTAAACAGCAGGTCACCCGTTCAAGTCGGGTCGGAGGCTTAACGGGATGGCGACACCCGTACTCACATTTCCGAGAGAAAAAAGAATCGGAGCAACAACCCATGTGAGGAGGAGGTGGGATCCCTCTTGGTGCCACCGCTGCTGACGAGTAGCGGTTATTTTTAATCCCCAATAGCTCAGTTGGAAGAGCGCAAAACTGTTAATTTTGATGTCCTTGGTTCAAGCCCAAGTTGGGGAGCTTCGCTCGAATAACTCAGAGGTAGAGTAGTAGATTTACATTCTATTTGTCGGGGGTTCGATCCCCTCTTCGAGCATGTCGTATCAATCTAATGAATCATGTTAGTTATCAGATGCAAAAATTGTAATACAGAACTTACGAGTTCTCCCAAGACTCAGGTCTGTGGTTGTCCTAATAACACCACACTCACTGATGATAAGATTTCTGCTATTGATTTGTCTAAGGTGTTGATTATATCGAACACTAAACTCGATGAGAGTCACGATGTTCTGACTGCAGCAGACTTGATGTACCAAGAACAAAGACGTAGACGTAAGGTAAAGAGACTTGACTTTGAAGTCAGGTAACAGTAAAATAAATAAATCAACTACAAATGAGATGATGGAAGTCTTTACTGTAAAAGAGTATCAAGATCGTTGGGATGAGTTGATGGAAAGAGTTGAGAACGGGGAGACTTTTGGTATAGTCAATGACAACGGACAGGCTGCCGTGATGATGCCTGCTGATGATGAGACTATGCGAATATACACAGAGAATAACAACGAAGGACCCTGAGGGACTGTCGCATATTGGTTAATGCTCGCTCCTTATAAGGGCGCAAACTGGGTTCAATTCTCAGCAGTCCCATTCGCTTCTTTAGCAATCTGGTGAATGCAACGTGCTCATAACACGTCGAAGGTGAGTTCGATCCTCACAAGAAGCATCGAGGTCAGTTCGCAGACTGTCCTCTTGACTCTTACAGTCAAAACCCTTATACTACTAAGGTCAATACGAAAGACAATGACTATTACTTCTAAGTTCAAAAAAGACATCACAACCCTCAGGTCTGCAGCCAATGGGGAATTCTTCCTTGACGTAAAGAATCCAAAACTTTACAAGAAGGTTCGTAAATTTTATGAGAATGATGGTGTAACTTTTTCTGGTGATCCTCTCGACGATTATGATATTCTCATCGATTGTATTGCAGAAGATCTTGAAAGTGTGGAAGTATGAATGATTTAGATCCCAAGTCTGTTGAGTCAACTAAGACTACGATTATTCATGAACGGTTTCCTTATCGTTTTGTTCAAAAGGGATACATTCAACTGAATGGTAAACCCGATTTTCGTTTACAGAAAGCAAATGAGTATACTAAAAAGTACTCTGACATCTATCTGTTTGATAACGGAGAACAACTTCTTCTTGCCATTGAAGATCAAGAATATCCTAAGTGGCTTGACCCAGAGGGTGTTCCTTCTTACGTAAGAGATAGAGTTTCCAAAAATAAATAAATAAAACAGATTTAGTTTTCGATTATGTCTAGTAGAAAAACATCAGATACTGGAGCATACATGTCTCAGTATGACCAAGAAGTAGAAACCAGACTTAAAGCCCTTGAAGCTGGTGTCAAAAAGGTTGGGGAAGAAGTTCAAAAAAAGAGTTCTGCCCCTGCCGTTCCTGCTCCTGCTCCAGTTAGTGGTGATCTAGAAGCCAAAGTGGATTTGTTGATTAGTATTCTAAAACAGACACCTAGTCTTAATATCGAAAAACTGTCTAAAGGTAAACTCTGATATGAGTTTCTTGCTTCTCTAAAGAGCAAGTGGCGCGGCATGAACCCTATACTAGGAGGTCTTGACAAAGGCCTCCTTTTTTAATACAATACATAGAGGGATATTGTAATTATTCATATGAAGATTGGTTTTAACTGTAGTTCCTTTGACTTGTTTCATGCGGGACATGTGACAATGTTGAAGATGGAAAAAGAACTATGTGATTATCTTGTAGTTGCTCTTCAAGTTGATCCTACTATTGACAGACCAGGTATCAAGAACAAACCTACACAGAGTGTGTACGAGAGGTATGTACAACTCCAAGGTTGTAAGTATGTTGATGAGATTTTGGTATATGAAACCGAGGATGATCTTATCAATCTGATCAAAACTCAAACAATTGATATTAGATTCCTAAGTGAAGAGTATAAAGATAGAGACTTCACAGGAAAACAATACTGTATCGATAATAATATTGAACTACACTATCATTTAAGACGACATAAGTATTCTTCCACTGAACTCAGGAATAGAGTTTATACATTGGAGAATGCAAAAAGAACAGAACTAGTTCCAGGAGAAGTATTAGATCAATACTCACCAGAACTTCTTAACAAGTATGAAAAATCATGAGTATTTTAGTTACGGGTGGTGGAGGATTCATTGGAAGTAATCTTCTCCACTATCTTGAACAGTTTGGTGAGGAAGTTATATGTGTTGACAATCTTTCTTATGCCGCAGATGAAACTAATCTTCCAGATTATGTAAAGTTTTATCGAGTAGATATTGCTGACGAACAATCGGTACGACATGTATTTGATTCCGAGAGTATTACAAAAATCTTTCACCTTGCAGCAGAGAGTCATGTAGATAATTCAATCAAAGATTGTAAACCTTTCATTCAATCTAACATTATAGGTACTGTCAATCTTCTTCAGTGTGCATTAGAACATGAAGTAAGTAGATTTATGCACATCTCTACTGATGAGGTGTTTGGTTCTATCGCATATGGTTCCTTCAATGAGATATCTAGATACCGACCAAGGAATCCATACTCTGCATCTAAAGCAGCAAGTGATCATTTTGTAAATGCATACAACATCACATACGGATTACCAACTATTATTACAAACTGTTCTAATAACTACGGACCAAGACAACATCCTGAGAAGATGGTACCCAAAACTATCTTAAGTCTCATGAATGGCAAACCAGTTGATGTGTATGGTAGTGGATTACAAATTCGTGACTGGATCTATGTTGAGGATCATTGTAAGGCCCTTGTAGAACTGTCTAATAGGGGTAGAATAGGTCAGAGTTATAACATCGGTGGTGAGTGTGAACTAAAGAACATTGAACTTGTTCATCGTATTGCTGGACTGATGAATAAAGAATTGGAAATTAACTTTATCAAAGATAGACCAGGACATGATCAAAGATATTCAACATCTAATGATAAGATCACAACTGAAACACCTTGGACTACTAGTGTAGATATTAATGAAGGTCTCTTAAAAACTATCAAATATTATTATGAACAGAATTGATACCCCTATCCTCTCGGACAAAGATACAATTGGAAAGACTATGAGTGAGTGTGAAAAGTATGACTGACCTTTCTTTATTCGGAGGTACTGGATATATTGGTTCAACATATGAACGAATGTATCCCGGTAATGTAATCATTCCTCGTGGTCAACGACATTTTGACACTAAGAATGTTCTGTATTTTATTAGTACAACAACTAATCAGAATATCTTTAAAGATCTACAGGTTGATATCGATGTCAATCTAAAAATCTTTACTGAATTCTTATCACATTGTAAGAGAACTGATACTGTAATCAACTTTGTAAGTTCGGGGTTTGTTTATGGTAATGATATTCTAGATGCAAAAGAGACTGACTGTTGTAATCCAACTGGGTTCTATTCTATTACTAAAAGATGTGCAGAACAACTTTTGATCTCTTATTGTGAGACCTTTGGTATCAAGTATCGTATCTTTAGACTTGGCAATGTCTTTGGTATTGACCCAACAGTATCACAAGGTAAGAATGTTCTAGGTTATATGATCCGTCGTTTGAAGAATGATGATTACATCGTATTGTATGATGGAGGTGATTATGTCAAAGATTATATGTGGGTAGAGGATGTCTGTAGGTCAATGAAACTTCTGATAGATGAGTCTGATACCAATCAAATCTATAACATTGGTACTGGTGTATCTCGTTCGTTCAGAGAAGTTATCGAGTATGCAAAAGACTATATTGGGAGTAACAGTGAGTTGATTAGTACAGAGATACCTGAGGATCAGAAGTATCTACAGATTAAAAACTTCACAATGAATGTGGATAAACTTTTATCCTATGGTCATGTTCCAAACCTCACAATTGATACTGGAGTCGAAATGATGTGTAAAGCGTATTGACTGTAAAACTTAATTTTGGTAAAATAAATAGTAAGTAACAAATTAAATGTATGTCTGAATTTAAGAAAACCGCATTGGTACTAGGTGCGGGTGGGTTTATTGGTAGTCACATGGTAAAAAGACTACGATCAGAAGGTTACTGGGTTCGTGGTGTTGACCTAAAGAGACCTGAGTATTCTGACACTGAAGCAAACGAATTCATTCAAGGTGACTTGAGAGATAGGAGTTTTGTTCGTCGTTGTATTCGTACCACTGGTATCAATGGTGGGTTCTATGCACAGATTGTTGACAAGTTTCTGTCACCCTTCGATGAGATTTATCAGTTTGCTGCTGACATGGGTGGTGCAGGATTTGTATTTACTGGTGAGAACGATGCAGACATCATGCATAACTCTGTGTCTATCAATCTGAATGTCCTTGAAGAGCAACATCTTCTTAACTTGGACAAAGATGTAAACAAGACAAAGATCTTCTACTCTGGGTCTGCATGTATGTACCCAGAACATAATCAACTTGATCCTGATAACCCTGACTGTCGTGAAGAATCCGCATACCCAGCAGCCCCAGACTCCGAGTACGGATGGGAGAAACTCTTTTCTGAGCGCTTATACTTTGCTTATAATCGCAATCATGGTATTCCCGTTAGGGTTGCACGTTATCACAACATTTTCGGACCAGAAGGAACCTGGGACGGTGGAAGAGAGAAGGCACCAGCTGCAATCAGCCGTAAAGTTGCTTACCTCCCGAACGTCGGTGGAGGTATCGAGGTGTGGGGAGATGGCTTACAAACTCGTTCCTTCTTGTACATTGACGAATGCATTGAAGCAACTCGACGATTGATGGACAGTGACTTCATCGGACCAGTTAACATTGGTTCTGAAGAGATGGTCACTATCAATCAACTTGTAGAGACTGCTGCTAAGGTTTCTGGTAAGGTAGTACGTAAACTATACAAACTTGATGCACCTACAGGTGTTCGTGGTCGTAACTCTAACAATGATCTCATTCGTGAGAAACTTGGATGGGATTACTCTCAAAGTCTTGAAGAGGGTATTCGTAAAACATACGAATGGATCTGTACACAAATTGAGGAAAAGACTGATGAAAGTATTTGATGTATTTCTTTTTGGTTATGAACTAGATCTACTTGAGATTCGTATGAATCTCCTTGAACCTTATGTTGATTACTTTGTATTCAGTGAAGGTGGTAAGACATTCTCTGGTGAAGATAAAGGGTTCATCTTTGATATAACTGATGAACGGTTCAAAAAATTTGAAGATAAGATCATCTATACTAAGATTGAAGAACCAACATCCGAACAACTTCAGGCACAAGGTGTAAAGTATAATGTAAAGAAAGAATCCTTTATGAGAGATACTTTCTATAAGGATAGTATCATCGATGTTCTCAAAGAACATTGTTCTGATGAGGATGTAATCATCTGGTCTGATCTGGATGAAGTACCTAACCCTGAAGTCATTGAACAGATTAAAGACTTCTATGAACCCGGTACGGTATATAACTTTGCACAAGATAACTACCAAGCTGCATTGAATTGGTTTGAAACTACAGGTACTATTACCTCTCAAACACAAGACTTCTCTTATGAAGAAGAAGGTCCACGTTGGATCGGTACTAAGTTGTGTGACTTTGCCACACTAAGTAAGTATTCTTTAACTAACATGAGACGTGAACTTCCTCAAGAGAATAATCTAAGAATCTATCCTGGTGGTTGGCATTGGAGTACAGTTGGTAGTGATGAAGAGTGTACTATGTACGAGAGAGTGATGAAGAAGATCAAGTCTTCTGCCCACACTGAACTCAATAATGAAAAACTTATTGGGGAACTTGAACAGAGACTGAAGGATGGTAGATCACCACTAGGTCAAGACAATGCATCATACTGTATTACTCACTTCGATGAAGATAGATTCCCACAGTATCTAATTGACAACCAAGAGAAGTATTCTTATTTGATCAAATGATTGTAACTGAAATTTATAGGGGTTCTGGACTGGGAAACCAGATCTGGAACCTGGTGGTATCTAGAATCCTTGCACATAGACATGGATATAAGTGGGGTGTAAAGAAAAGTACTCCATTCAAGGCAAGAAAGTTCATGCCAGACTTTGATTATGGTGAAGAAGTAGTTGGTGGTCATACTCCTAGAGAGGGACAACCACCAGAATCATTACCTAATGGTATCACTCATTACATTTGTGAGAGGAATGATCCTCTTCCACAGTGTGGTCATAGTGGTATCTTTTTTGATCCTGGTCTATGGAATAATCTTCCTGATAACTCAAAGATTGATGGACTCTTTCAGTGTTTAGAGTATATCAATGACCGTAAAGATGATATTCGTCAGTGGTTATCTCATAATGTAAATGTTACTGAGTATTCTGATGAAGATATTTGTGTCATTCACTTCCGTGGTGGTGAGTATTTGATTACTGCGTCATGGTTAGAACCAAAGTTCTATGAGAATGCACGTGATAGGATGTTGGAACACAATCCAAACATGAAGTTTGTAGTTGTGACTGATGATCCAGAGAATGCAAACAAGTTTATTCCATGGGCCAAGGTTGTAGGTGCAACTACACTCAAGGAACAAGAAGACATCGAACAAGGAACAGGGTTCTTCAAATATAAAGGAGGTAATATTGGTGTTGATTATTCTATTCTACATAATGCTAGGAACGTCATCATGTCAGCATCAACATTCTCCTTCTGGCCAGTATGGACATCTAATGTTACACCAAAGGTCATTGCACCCAAGTACTGGTTTGACCATAAAACTTCCAACGGTTGGTGGAGAGGTGACGATATGATCGTCAAAGATTGGGATTATATCGATAGAGAAGGCAAACTCTTCAGTGGTCCTGATTGTCAAAGAGAGTATGATCTTTACAGGATCAAGACTCCATATTATAATCTTTAAAGATAGAGAGTAACATGTATCAATTGATTGAAAACTTCATTCAATCCGCAAAGGAGATGGATGATAATGTGTTTCCATTCATGGCTAACAAGGATTGGAAGCCAGGTAACAATGTCTATTACTCTGGTCCATACTGGAATGATATGGAGGCACAGGAACTTATCTACGCAGTAATGAAAGGTAAGTGGTTGTCTTCTGGTGAGAAGGTGAATAAGTTTGAGAAAGAGTTCTCTAATAGATTTGAGTTTGATCATTCGGTTATGGTGAACTCTGGTTCATCAGCCAACCTGGTGATGATTGCTGCACTGAAGAAATACTTCGGGTGGGAAGATGGTGATGAGATCATCGTCTGTTCCTGTGGATTTGCAACTACCATTGCTCCTGTAGTTCAGGCTGGTCTGAAACCAGTCTTTGTTGATATCAACTGGGATGATCTGAACTGGAACATGGATCAGGTAGAAGAAAAGATTACTGAAAGAACTCGTGCAGTATTCTCTTCACCTGTTCTAGGTAATGCGTATGACATGGATAGGTTGGTAGAACTTTGTAAGAGTAAAGATATTCATATCATTGCAGACAACTGTGATAGTCTTGGGAGTAGATATAAGGGTGACTATCTTACTAAACATGCAGTTGCTGCATCATGTTCTTTCTATCCTGCACACCATATCTGTACTATTGAAGGTGGTATGGTGTCATCTAATGTCAAGGCTATCGTAGACTTGGCTCGTAGTTTTGCTTGGTGGGGTCGTGGATGTTATTGTGTAGGACAACAGAACCTACTCTCTAACGGTGTCTGTGGCCGTCGTTTTGATGCTTGGTTAGATGGTTACGAAGACATTGTTGACCACAAGTATGTGTTCTCACAGATGGGCTACAACTTGAAACCACTTGACATGCAGGGTGCAGTTGGTTCAGTTCAACTTCTAAAGTTTGATGAAATTCATAGATTGAGAAGGAAGAACAAAGAACGTATTCAAAATATCATCGAGACCATCGATGGTTGTCGTGTTGTCAATGAACGTGATGACAGTGAGACAAGTTGGTTTGGTGTTCCTATTGTATGTAATGATAAGAAACTAAAACACTCTCTTGTTGCTCATTTTGAGAAGAACAAAGTTCAGACACGTAATTACTTTGCAGGTAACATTCTTCTTCATCCTGGTTACTCACATCTTGATGATGCAATGAAGTATCCTGAAGCCAATAAGGTATTGAACACAGTATTCTTCTTGGGTTGTTCACCAGTTATTACTGATGATATGATAGACTATATTGAACAGGTAGTAGAGGACTTTAAAAATGCTTGATCTATCCAGAGTTACATGCTTTGCGATTGACAATACAAATCGAATAGAAGAAACCATCAATGCACTTCACACTTGTAAGAACGTAGCAAACTTTGGGGAGGTTAAGTTAGTTACCACCCCCAACTATGTCAACAAATACAAGGACGAATGTGTGTCTGATGGTATTTTAGTACAAGAACAAGTCAAACCTCTTACCAATATCGATGAATACAATTACTACATTCTTTACCACCTTCACAAACACATTAATACAGAGTTTTGCCTCCTCGTCCAGGATCATGCTTTTATTATTAATCCTGATGCTTGGAGGGAAGAGTTTTTCTCGTATGACTACATCGGAGCACCATGGCCAATCAGAGAAAGAGCATACATCACTCCCTATGGAGAACATCAAAGAGTAGGTAATGGTGGGTTCTCATTGAGATCAAAGAAACTTTTAAAAGTTCCACAAACACAATGGATACCATTCAGAGTCGCAGACGTTGCACAGGACTTCTATAAGATGTTTGGTGGTAACAACACGAATGAGGACGGTAATATATGTGTCCACAACAAACACCTTTTTGAGATGAATGGATGTAAAATAGCTCCAGTAGAGGTAGCAAAATACTTTTCATATGAGTCCCCTGTCCCTGAGAACCAAGGTATAATTCCCTTTGGGTTCCACAATAATCTTCCACCTGGTGTCACCGTGGAGGGTTATAACCCCCGATAAATACTACAGATTTGTTATTACTATGTCATTTGTTTATAATGCTCCTTCCTTTGTGGAGGTAGACAATGTGTTCCCTGAAGGTCCAAAAAGAACTAACAATAACACAGCAGCATACACTCTCAATCACATTACCTTTGCAGAAAATGTGGATGAGTTTGGAGGAGAAGGAGATATTCTAGAGTTCGGTGTCTGTAGTGGTGGTACACTCCTCCCTATTGGACAGAAGAACCCATCACGTAAAGTCTTTGGTTTCGATCACTTCAAAGGTCTGGAAGTCACACAACAACCAACACCATCATATGCTGGTTGGGCAGAAGGTGCATTCCGTATTGGTGACCCACAGTATACTTGGATCCCCAAAACTGTAGAAGATGTTAAGAGAAAGTGTTCTGTCTCACCTAATATCAAAATCTTTGTTGAAGATGTTCATGATATGGTAGAGAAAGAACCATCTGATTTTGGTATTGGTAAGGTCGGTGCAATTCATATTGACCTAGACATCTACGAACCTACAGTATCAGCATTCAAGTTCATTGATAAGTGTGAGTGGGATAAACTTTATTTCCGTTTTGATGATTGGCATGGTCACGAACCTGACTATGATCATCATGAACGTAAAGCATTCAGAGAGTGGATTACCAAACACGGATACAACTTCGAAATCATTGAAGATGGTATCAGTGCTGGTGTGAAGGTATGGAAATAAAGGTATCAGTAGTTATCCCTTGCTATGAGTATGGTGGTAAGGGTGTCAGATACCTTTCTGATATACTTAGAACTATCTCACAACAAACAATCAAGGAAGTAGAAGTTATCATTCCAGACCACAGTGTCAACACTGACATTGAAGAGTTCTGTCATGATAATATATTTGATCTTAACATCCTTCACTATAGAAATGAAGTAGATAGAGGTAATGCAGCATCCAATAAGAATGTTGGAATGGACTTTGCCAGAGGTAAGGTTGTTAAGATGATGTATATGGACGACTACTTCTTTACTAATGATGCGTTAGAGAAAACTTATAATACATTAATGAACTCGGACAAGATGTGGTTGGTATGTGGTACTAATCATACTAGAGATGATGGTAAAACATTTGATACCTATATCATACCCCGGTGGAATGACAATATGTTACGGTCCAGAGGTAATAATACCATGAGTGGTGTCTCTGTGTTATCGTATAAGAATAATAACATGCACATCCGATGGGATCCTAACACCTGTATGTTGATGGATGTAGACTTCTACTATTCATTGAGGTCTAAGTATGGTGATTGTATTTACTTGAACGATTGTATGATTACTCAACGTGTAAATAACGACGCTTTGTCATCCACGACTAGTGACGAGGATGTACAAAAAGAATTTGTGTATTGTAGAGAGAAACACGGTATTATATTATGAAACATTACCTATCAATCGCATCTGTTTTCAAAAATGAAAGCTGGAATCTTAAGGAGTGGGTTTTACATTATAGGTATCACGGGGTTGATCACATCTATCTGGTTAACGACTTCAGTGATGATGAGTATATGCCTATACTTGAACCGTTTATTCGTGAAGGATTTGTTACTCTCTTCCAAAATAATATCACAGAAAAGTATACCGGTAGACAGACTGATGTAAACAATCGGTTCTTCTTACCTATCTGTAATAAAACTCAATGGATTGCACAAATCGATCTAGACGAATTTCTATATAGTCCTAAGACAGTAGACTTAAAAGAAGTCTTAAGGAACTACGAAGAGTACGGTACCGTTGAAACCAACTGGGTATGGTTTAATAGTAACGATCATATTTATCACCCTGATGGTGGTCTGGTTAAGAATTTTACTAGTCGTGCTGAATTTGGAGACAGGGTATGGATGACCCATCGATCCAGATGTGCTGGTGCAGGACAAGAAGAACCTGAATGGTTTAATCTCTGGGCACCTAAACAGATTGCAAACACTAGATTTGGTGTACAATCTTTTAATATTCATAAGATATTCACTAGTGGACCTAACATCAACCTATCATTTGTTGGTAGACCAGATGACCCTGAGATACTAAACAATCATTACCAGATTCAATCAAGAGAGTTCTGGGAAAAGATTAAGATGACAAGAGGTGCATTGAATAACTGGTACGCAGCCAATGCAAGAGGTTGGCATACCTTCTATTCATTAGATGTAGGAGATACTATAGACACAACACTGGCAGAACAAAACAAGGAGATTGAATTATGACTATTGGAATGAACAACCTTGGTAATAATGGAAGAATTGGTAATCAACTATTCCAATATGCTGGACTTGTAGGTATTGCAAAGAATAAAGGTTATGACTTTAGAATCCCAGAAGACCAGGAACTCAGTAAATGTTTTGAAATGCTTCATTGTGGTAACCGTTATGGTCTTATTGACGGACCTGAGTGTGTTCTTCATGAGTCTCATACATTTGCAGAAGACCTTTTCAATGAGTGTCCTAATCACATTCATCTGAGTGGATACTTTCAGACAGAAAAGTATTTCAAGGATGCACAAAGATTATTGAAGTGGGACTTTAGATTCAAAGATGATATTATCAATGAAGTGGATTATGTCTATGGTGATATTCTAAGTACAAACCCTGTCTCTATCTGTGTGAGAGAGTATAACGATCACTTTGATTATCCTGGTAGTCATAACAATCATCGTAATCTACCATGGGAATATTTTGAACGTGGTATTGAGATGTTAGGTAAGGACAGAACTTATATTATCTGTTCAAACAATCTTGACTTATGTAAGGAACAAGAAGTGTTCAAAGGTGATAACTTCTACTTCAATGACGTTACAACTAAGGTAGAAAAGTCTCACTTTGATCTATGTTTGATTTCAAAGTGTTCAGACTTTATCACATCCAATAGTACGTTCAGTTGGTGGGGTGCATACCTGTCACAGAATTCAACCAAGAGAGTGATTGCACCAACTCCATGGTACGGTCCTGGTTTACAACATATTAGTACAGAAGACTTATACCCTGATTCATGGGAGGTAATTGAGGCATGATTGAAATTGCAATTCACGATGGTTCACCCGGCCTTGCAAATAGAATTAAGAACTATGCAGGTATTCTGAGAACATTCAAACAAGCACTGACAGTAAATGATGCAGATGCATATATTTTTGACAATCTAAGACTTGCAACGGAGGATGAACTCACTACATATCCTTGTTACGATCATTGGAGACTTCCAATTCTCCCTGGTGAGGATAGTAAACGAGGAGAATATAAGTACATCGATCTTCTGTATGAAGACACTCCAGAGTATTTTGTTGAACAGTATAAGAAAGCGTTTAGTTACTTACAACCTAGACAAGATATCGTAGATTATGTCAATGACTTTACTGAAGGTTGGAATAATGTAGTTGGTTTACATATCAGATCGTGGTATTGTGACAGACATAAGTATCATAGTAACGAACTGTTTGAAAGTGTTATAGATACTTTCGACAAAGACAGAAGGATCTTTCTTTGTGGTGACAATAAAGATGTATTAAATCACTTCAAGAATAAGTATGGTAATCGTATCATCACTCATTCTCAGAAGAAATATAATCATCCACACATGGCAGAGTCTGGACATAATAAGTCCATGCAAGACACAGTAGATGCATTCATTGACTTGATGCTTCTGTCTAGATGTGATACTATTGTCGGTACATATGCCTCAACGTTTGCTGAGGTTGCGTGGTGGTTAGGAGATACCAAACCCAAGGTTATTATTCCCGAACCATACAATGTAGAGGAATCATTTAAGAATAGGATTTTTGAGAAACTATGAAAACCTCCCTTGTTACAGGTGGTGCTGGATTTATCGGTAGTCACCTGGTGGACAAACTATTATCAATGGGTCACAATGTGATCGTTCTTGATAATGAATCATCTGAAGGTCACGATGATTATCATTGGAACACTGGTGCAACAAACTACCCTGTAGACATTAGAAATTTTTATCATATTGCTGATAAGTTTAGAGGAGTTGATTATGTCTATCACCTTGCAGCTAAGGCAAGTGTTCAGGCATCGATTGACTTCCCACTTGACACAATGGAAACACAGGTTATGGGTACAGCCAATGTACTTGAGGCCGCCAGACAGTGTGGTGTAGAGAAGTTTATCTACTCTTCCACATCTGCATGTTATGGTAACAAGAACCCCATTCCAAACACTGAAGTGATGAGAGAAGACCCTCTCAATCCTTATGCTATTGGTAAACTTGCTGGTGAACAACTGGTCAAGTCATATCATGGTCTCCATGGTATGAAGACTGTAGCATTTAGATATACTAATGTGTATGGTGAGAGGGCAAGACATGTAGGAACTTATGCTCCTGCAGTAAGTAAGTTTCTGAAGATGACCAGAGAGGGACAACCCATTACTATCTTCGGTGATGGTACACAACGTCGTGACTTTATTCATGTATCTGATGTAGTCAATGCCAATGCACTGATTAGTTTTATGGAACTTGATAACTGGGGTGAGGTCTACAACATTGGGTATGGTGAGAACTGGAGTATTAAAGAGATTGCAGATGCCATCTCTGATGATCAGGTTTTCTTATCTGGTAAACCTGGTGAGATGAAAGAGACACTTGCAGATATTCGTAAGGCTAGAACAGAACTTACCTGGAAACCAAAAGTAAACATTCTTGATTGGATCAAAACACAACTATGATTGACCTATCACAAGCCACATTTATTATTCCTATCAGAATTGAATCTCCAGATAGGTTAAGGAATGTTATTACTACTACTGCATTTCTGTTAGAGAACTTTGATACAAACATTATCATCAAAGAAGTTGATAGTGAATCTGTATTTGAAAGAGATGCTCTTCCAATTCTTAAAAGTATCTTGGATGTAGATGTCAATATCAATCACATCTTTGAGAAGAGTGATGCTCCTTTGTTTCATAGACAAAGAGTTCTCAATGAGATGATTATGGAAGCTGATACAAAGATAGTTGTGAACTATGACTGTGATGCAATTCTTCCTCTGGAATCATACGAACTAGCATACACTGGTATTCTTGATGGTATCTACGATGTTGTATATCCTTATGCATCTGGTAACTATCAGTATCAAGTGGAACGATCAGACAACGTTGTTTCACATTTCCTAGAGACAAATGACTATGAGTATCTGAAATCACATTCTAAAGTTCACGATGCACAGTATGGACATGTACAGTTCTTCAACCGTGATGTTTATATCAAAGGTGGTATGGAGAATGAAAACTTTAAAGCCTATGCACCAGAAGACAAGGAAAGGTTTTACAGATTCACAAAACTAGGTTATAGTGTAGGACGTATATCTGACTACATATACCATCTCGAACATTCTCGCGGTGAGAATTCTTGGTTTTCTAATCCTCACATGAATTCTAATATGTCTGAATGGGATAAGATTCAAAAACTGACTAAAGAAGAACTCATAGAGTATTACTCGGTCCAAAGTTATCTTAAAAAGTATCAATGAAAATTCTTAATCTAGGTTCTGGTGGTCAGATAGGTGCATACCTGTCTGACTATCTTCGTAAAAAGGGTCACGAAGTTTTTGATTTCGACATCACAAATGGTCCAGAACAGGATCTAACTCTGATTCCAAATCTATCTCTTGAACATTATGTAAAAGAATCAGACTTCGTATTCTTTCTTGCATTTGATGTGGGTGGATCACGATACCTGAAGAAGTATCAACATACCTTTGACTTTATCAATAACAACACTCGTCTGATGGCGAATGTATTTGGTTTGTTAGAGAAGCATCATAAGAGATTTATCTTTGCATCTTCACAGATGGCAAATATGAGTTACTCACCCTATGGTATTCTTAAAACTGTAGGAGAACTATACACTAAGTCACTCAAAGGATTGACAGTTAAGTTCTGGAATGTATATGGTATTGAGAAAGACCATGAGAAGTCTCATGTAATTACTGACTTTATTCGTAGAGGGTTTGAGGAGGGTCAGTTTGAGATGATGACTGACGGTACAGAAGAAAGACAGTTCCTGTATGCTGAAGACTGTTGTAGAGGTCTTGAGACTATCATGGAATGTTATACTGATTTCAAACCTGAAGATGAACTTCACTTGACATCATTCCATTGGAATACAATCAAAGATGTTGCACATATTATCTCTGGTCAATTCAATATAATTAACAGACCAGTTAGTATTACTCCAGGTACTTCAAAAGATAGTGTTCAACTTGACAAGAGGAATGAAGCCAGTAATTATATTCATGGATGGTGGATTCCAGAGACTACAATTGACCAGGGTATTGCAAAAGTATTCAACGAAATGAAAAATGATTGGGTTTGATTATCTCGGAAAGGCTGGACAACTGGGTAACCAGATGTTTCAGTTTGCAGGTACAAAAGGTATTGCACAAAATCGAGGATACGATATGTGTATCCCTGACCACGATGAAAAATTCAATGATGGTATAGGTAACATACTTCGTATCGAACTTGATGATGCATTTGACATCGAGTGTCAAAGAGGTATAATAGGTTCGAACGTTCTTCAAGAACAAAGTTTTCACTTTGATGAAACCTTATTCAATGAATGTCCAGACAATCTAAGTCTGTATGGTTTCTTCCAGACGGAGAAGTACTTCAAACATATTGAAGATGATATACGTAAAGACTTTACATTCAAAAAGAAAATTCAAGATGAATGTAAAGAAATTGTTGAAGAAGTGTTCGATCAGAATCCTATCGCCTTACACATTCGTAGAGGTGATTTTCTAATCAACAGTGGTAATCATCATAACCTTTCTCTTGATTGGTATGAGAAAGCACTGAAGAAGTTTGATCCTGATAGAGAAGTCATCATATTTTCTGATGATGTATTCTGGGCATCTGCTCAAGAACTGTTCAAACCTGATAGGTTCATTATCTCTGATGGTAATAGTTCTTATCATGATATGTTTATGATGACACAGTGTAGTGACTTCATCATTGCAAACTCCACCTTCTCATGGTGGGGTGCCTGGTTAGCAAACACTGGTAGAGTTATTGCTCCATCTAAGTGGTTTGGACCAAACAACTCACACTTAAATACAAAAGACCTGTACCCTGATCATTGGGAGATTTTATAATGGATAAGAACAAATCAGTATATAAACTCGATGGTATTGGTCCAATCTATTGTATTAATCTAGATGAACAACCAGAGAGATGGAAGTTTATGGAGGACCAGTTTAAGTACTGGGAGATCAAAAACTACACTCGTATCTCTGCCTATGACGGTCGTGAAGACGACTTAAGTGATATTATCAAGGGAAGATACCCTGACATGGTTTCATCGGGTGAGGTGGGTTGTGTAACCTCTCACCTTAAGGCTATCAAACATTGGTATGAAACCTCTGATAGTCCTTATGCAGTCATCATGGAAGATGATTGTGACCTAAACCTTGTACGGTTCTGGAACTTTACATGGAAGGATTTCTATAGTAAGATTCCTTATGATTGGGACCTTTGCCAGATTGCTATTATTTCAACTGGTGATATCCACATCAAAGTCCACAAGAGATTTGTGAATGACTTCTCAACTGCTTGTTACCTTATCACAAGACACCACGCTGAAAAGATGATTCGTCTTCACTGTAGAGGTGACAAGTACAAACTTGATAATGGTGTAAGACCAAGACCAGTTGCAGATGATCTTCTGTATAACTCTGGTAACTCTTATGCCCTTCCTCTTTTATTATACAAAACCGAATTGGGTTCCAGTATTCACCCAGAACATGTGGACGTATTCCATAAACAAAACTATGAAGCACAGATGAACTTCTGGGCAAATGCTGGAGCTCAAATGACAATTGAAGAACTGATGGACTTTGATCCCTACCTTGGTAGAGTGTCGAATTCATCACAACAACAACCTCCTCAGGGGGGTTGACAGAACCGATAGTATCGGTTATACTAAATAACATCACCTTTTGTCTTTCAGTAATTAAAGTAACAAACGGTAATAATTAACAGGGAGTTGTCGATTCCCTTTCCATCCGTGGGTATACTCCACGAGAAAAAACGAGGTAAACAAATGTTTAAATCTGTATTCGCAGCAGCTGCTGCTCTGTCCATGTCCACCGGTGCTGCCCTTGCAGGTCCCTACGTCAATGTCGAAACCAACGCTGGTTGGGTCGGTGATGATTACTCTGGTGCCGTAACTGACCTTCATATCGGCTATGAAGGTGCCATCGGTGAGAACGCTGGTTGGTACATCCAAGGCGGTCCTGCTATCGTCGCCCCCGATGGTGAAGAAAGTGAAACCGAAATCTCTGGTAAGGTTGGCGCTTCTGTTGCCCTGACTGAATCCCTCGGTGCCTATGGCGAACTTTCCATGATCACTGCTGACCAGGACTTCGATGACCTGAACGTCGGTGGTAAGTTGGGTCTGAAGTACAACTTCTGATTCCTAGACAGATAACTGATTACATGTTATGATGGGAGTGCGAAAGTACTCCCTTTTTTATGGAAATAATTATAGAAGGTAAAGTAAAAACAGTATATCAAGGTGACGATTCTGATCGTGTCATCATTGAGTATCACGATAAAGTTACTGCTGGTAATGGTGAGATGGTTGATCATCCTTTAGGAAAAGGATCTCTCTGCTGTAGTATCTCATCTATTATCTTCGAGAAACTTACTAAAGAAAATATCCCAACCCATTATGTTGATATGGTTGGTGCTAACAAAATGATTTGTAGGAAGGTAGAGATTGTTCCTCTGGAGGTTATCTGTAGAAACCGTGCTGCTGGATCTATTGTCCGTGAAACAACTCTAAAGGAGGGTTATCCACTACCTCAACCCATTGTAGAATTCTTTCTGAAGGATGATACTAAACATGACCCTTTACTTACACCTGACCGTGTACGTCTGATGGGATATGACCCAGAACCTTTCATTGAAATGACACTTCGTATCAATGATTACCTTCGTCAGATGTTTTACATCATGGGTATTGATCTAATTGACTTTAAAGTTGAGTATGGATACACTGCCCATGGAGAGTTACTACTTGCTGATGAGATTAGTCCTGATAGTATGAGACTATGGAGAATTGGTAGTGACGAAAGATTTGATAAGGATCTATTCAGAAAGGACGAAGGTGATATCGTTCCTGCATATAGAACAATTTTAGATAAACTACAACCCCTTGCTATAGTATAATGGACTACAAAACTTCTGGTGTTGATATTGAAAAGGGACGAGAGTTTGTAGAAGAACTCAAAAAGAAAGTACCTAACATTGGTGGATTTAATGGTATGATAGAAATTCCTTCTGGATATGAAAGCCCTGTACTAGTATCTGGTGCTGATGGTGTAGGAACTAAAATTAACATTTGTAGGATTGCTCGTGATTACACTACTATTGGTCAGGACCTTGTTGCTATGTGCGTTAATGACGTTATATGTTCTGGTGCTAAACCATTATATTTTCTAGACTATATCTCAACTAAAAAACTAGATGGTAATGTAAATGATATCATCCAAGGTGTGATTGATGGTTGTATTATTTCTGGAATGTATCTTCTAGGTGGTGAGACTGCCGAACACTTTAGAGCAACTGACTATGACCTTGCTGGTTTCTGTACAGGTATTGTAGAGAAGTTTGATATTGTTAACGGTACTAACATCAGACCCGGTGATAAAGTTATTGGTATTGAAAGTAGTGGACTTCATAGTAATGGATACACACTAGTCAATGATATGTTGTGGAGAAATAAAATCTTCTACAAGGAGATGCCTGAGTTGTTAGAACCAACTACCATCTATTCTCCTCTTGTTCAGGACTTGTTGGACGTAGTTCCTATTCTAGGTATGTCACACATCACTGGTGGTGGTATCCCTGAGAACCTTCCACGGTGTCTTCCTAAGGGTCTTACAGTTGATGTAGACTACAACTCCTGGGAGAGACCAGAACTCTTCAATAAGATACAGGAAGCAGGAGACATTACTGAAGAAGAGATGTGTAATGTATTCAATCTAGGTATTGGTTTCTGTGTGGTTGTACCTGAGGACTCAGTTCAATTGACTCAAGAAATTATTGCGGATACTCCACATGGTATGAGGTCATGGGTTATTGGTGAAGTGGCGTAGAAAATATGAAAAATTATTTTTTAAAACTAGTAGCTAGTCCAATAGTTCATTTCAATATTATTACTGTTGGATTACTTATTGTGATAGGGTCGTTACATAACCATGCCCACTATCAAATGAGTAATGATCCTGATGCGTATGTGTATCAGTGGTGTAAGGCCAATCCAGAAAGATGCACATACCGACCGAAGTGAGGTTGACAAATCTTTAGATTTACTATATACTATGTAAAGAAACATTACGGAGTGTATCGTGACTGTAACAACTAATGATCGTGGACAACAAAATCTGTTCGCTAAAGAACCCCAGATGTATGTCTCTCAAACTGATGCAGAACGTTATGGTTATGAGAGTTATGCAGAACGTGCAGAGAAACTGAATGGTCGTGTTGCCATGCTTGGTTTCGTTGCAGCAGTTGTATCTTATGCAACTTCCGGTAGTCTCTTCTTCTTCGGGGCATTTGGAATCTGATTATAGATAAAGGGACAGTCAATAATAATATGTCTAATCCCAAACAACTCTATGAGGACATGGAGAGACTGAATGCCCTATACGAAGAACTCTGCTGGGGGCATGATGATGAATTAGTTTTCATCCACGAAAATGGTAGAGTCGTTATTTACAACAAAACACAGGAGCAAAACAAATGAACGAGAACGCAGAACGGATTAATGGTTGGGCAGCAATGCTTGGCGTAGTTGCAGCCATTGGAGCATATGCTGTTAGCGGCCAGATTATTCCTGGGGTATGGTGAACGCATACCTAGGACTAATGGTTGCATTCGTCATAGTCTATATCATTACAACACCTGGAGATGATGACGACGGACCAGACAAAGGTATGATGACACCAGTGTATCAAGGATCCCGATAAGGGGTCCTTTTTT